ACCCAGATCCATTCGTGCCGGCAATTGTACCCGCCGCAACTCGTCAACACCGAAAGCCCTTGGTTGTTGTTGAGTTGCGAGATCTGTTGCTTGTCAAACGCGAGGCCGACGCAAACGTCGCAAAACGGGCGATCAAGGGCGTCGTCGGGGCCGCTGAAAATTGCGATTGTATCAACCCCGGCGGCCTCCATTCGCGCCCCGGCCGCGTTTTGTATGCTTTGCACTTGCGCCGACATAGCCGTCCGTACAATCGTTTCGGCTTGCCCTTGACTAAGGTTCGAAACGGCCGCGATTTGCTCGCCAGCGACCGAAAGCGGCGTCGGGACAACTTGCATTTGAAGCAAAACTTGCCGCACTTGCGCCGCTATGTTTTCGCGGATCCGCGCAACCTGCAACGTCGCCGTTTCTTTTGCGGCGTTTTGTTGTTCGAGAAACGCCGCGCCCTCGCCGGCAAGGGCCGCCTCCAAACCACGCAACGAGGGCGTTTCGAGGCCGTCGGCGAACTCGACGCCGAGGCCCTTGATCTTTTCAAGCGCCGTTTGCGTCGCGAGGTTGAGGAACGGATCGAACTCAAAATATTTGCGAACACCCGCCCGGTCGATCAAAGCGTAGACAAGTTCAAGCGAAACTTGCGAACGCAAAAGCCGATCGTTGTCGCGGTTTTTGCGTATCCAATCGATCAAAAAGTCGCGAAGCGGCGGCAACTGGCGGCGGTATTGACGCGCGACCCGTTTCAACGACTCTTCGGTTTCGATCGTTAGCTCGTCAAGCGTCGCCATCGTCTAACCCTACTACGGGCAAAAGCGGCCCAATCAAAGCGACCTCTTCGGCTTGGATTTGTGCAAGCTCTGCGTCGGCCTCGTCGGCCGTCATGTTCCACAAAGTCTCCATTGCGCGCTTGCGCGAAATCAACTTGCCTTGCACGGCGAGGTTGTAGGTTGCGACCTCTTCGGCGAGGTTTGCGCCGGGGCCGAGTGGTTGATAGTCGACTTGAACTTTTCCGGCGGGTAACTCGTCGCCAGTAAAGAAAAACCAAACAGACCTCGCGACGTCGTAGAAACGCTGTTCAAACAAGCGCCATAGGTTGCGCCGTTGTTCCCATTGGCGTTCGAGGTTGTGGAGTTGAATCGTGAGGGCGTACCCGCTTTGTGCCGACAACGTGCCGCGCGTCATTTCCGGGCGGATCCCTAGTTGGTTGAGCGTTACCGCCGAGGCTTGCAAAACGGAGTCCAAGTGCATTTTGAGATCCGCTTGCATGTCCAAAACCGAGACCGACGCGCCCGGGTTGTCAATCGTCAACATACTCGACGGATCGGCCATTTTTTGCATTTTCTCTTCGTCGTCGAGGCCGATCCCGACTAGTTGTTTGAAACTTTGCAGGTGTTGAATATGGTTCAAATCGGTCTTTTGCACGCCCGTCGTCATGGTGGCTTGGCGGAGTTGTTCGCTTTCGCCCTCGTGAAAAACCTGACCGTCGGAGGGGTACGCGTTGTGAATACATACCCAAGGAATCACGCCAAATGGGTTCAGGTTGTCGGGGTTTTCCGGGTCGCGGATCAAGTGAAAATCTTTGTCGTATACCGCGTAGTTTTCGGCCGTCCAGACTACGAAGTGATCGCCTTTCTGGTACATAAGAAACGACAAGCCGAGCGGGTCGAGCGGGGCCGGCAAGGCCCACGCCGAATCCGGCGTCAAAATGTCAACCGTCAACAACTGGCGGGTTTCGTCGTAAAGCGGGCGAACAAAGGTTTCTTGACAGACGAAAGTTTTTTTATCGGCCCCGTCAAACGCCATATCAAGATCCGCGAAAACCTCGAAAGGCTCGGTGTTGCCGTCAACGGTTCGCGTCGTTTTGCGCGAGTAAACGCAAGCGATTTGATCGGCGGCCTGTTTAAGTACGTTGATCGACGTGTCGGCGCGAAGCGCAAGTTTTTCGTACGTTTGCGGCAAAAACAACGCCCGCAACTCGTCGTCAAGGGCGTGTTTCCAATCGCCCGCGTATATGTCGAGCAACCCGGCGACGTATTCCCGCCGCTCGGCCTCGCTTTGCTTTTTGACAAGGCTTTGAAGGTTTTCGCTTGTGAGTTTCATCGTGATCGTTTCCTTCGTCGCCGCGCGCGGCCGTTTTGTTTGCGTTTCGCTTTCTTTTTCTTGTCTTCCCGGTTGAATTGCGAGACTTTGCGGATCGCCCAATTCACGCCAGCCGTGCCGCCCCACGTTGCCCACGCTACGCGGCCCCGGTCGCGCCAAGGTTCGCCTTGATAACGCTCGGCGACGGCGGCATTTTTCCGGTGGCGTTGAAACGCGGCCATTCGGCGGATCGTGGCTTCGGTCAACGCCCGGCCGCTTGCGATCTGATTCGCCCGCGTCCAACCCACGCGCGTCGCGCCTTTGACGACTTTTCGGCCGTACTTATCCCGCCAGCGGAGCGCCTTTTTTGCTTCCTTGATCGCGCCGGCTGGCGGCTTTGCTTTTCGCATTTTCAAGGGCCTCCGTTATCCATGCAAGCGCCTCGCCGCTTTTGACTTGATCCCCGGTCGCATAGTAAACGATCCACCCGCACAACTGCAACGCGGCCATTTTCCAACAATCGCCCGCGTAACCCTTGCCCCGGGTATGTCGACCGCCGCCCCACGTCCCGCCTTGCACTTCGAGAACGATCGCCTCGTCAATCCAAGCGAAGTCGACTTTGTGCCGGGTCATGAGTTCGCGCGGGTGGTCGGGCTTTTGCCGTTGTATCGGGATCAAGCGAAGTTGACGCGCCGGGAGCGGCAAGCCGGCGGCCTTGCATTGCGAAAAAAACAAGTCTTCGAGGTTGCTTTGACTCATTAAACACCCCCAAAAAGCGGGAGTTGAACGCGCCGCATTCGTTCGCTTGCGAGGTCGAAGTAATCGGGATCCCGCTCGATTCCAACAAAGCCGAAGCCCTCGGCAAGACAAGCCCGGCCGGTTGTACCCGAACCCATGAAAGGATCAAGAACAACGCCGCCGGGTTGAGTCACAAGCCGGCAAAGGTATTGCATAAGCGCAACCGGCTTGACGGTCGGGTGGTTGTTGCGGCTTGGTACTCTTGTTCCCGCGTAAGGGTTGATCCCGGCGCTTCCCGGCTGGCGGTTTGTCTTGTCGGCGGCGCTTGTCTCCGCCCTCGAAAGGCCGGCGTCGCGGTCGGCTTTGTCGGCTTTCGGGCAATAGAAAAAACGCGCCGAGTCGTCGGGAAAGTGATCGTTGACCTCGTCGGATCCATCGTGGATCAAGTTTGCGGGCCACCGGCCTATTTCCGTTGACTGCTTTCGGCAGACCGATTTTGACATTTTGTGTTGATTCCATCCTTTTTCTGGATCAAAACCAAAAGCGCCGTTACTTCCTGTTTTTTCACCGTTCGCTTCGATCCTGCACCCGTCGACGTTGATCGCGCCCGTTCCCCACGTCAACACGTTTTCGGCTATCGTGCCGGCGAAAGGCTTGCGGGCTACCGTGATCGGTTCAAGGGCGGGTTTTAAGGCCGTTCCCCACCCTTCCCATTGCTTCGCGGCTTCGGTTGCGGGCGCGGTTATGTCAAAAGATCCCATCGTTCCTTTTTTGTCCCAAATCGCAGTTTTTCCGCTTCGACCTTGATCCAAAACCTCGCGCTCGGCCCCGGCGGCCTTGTCGATCGCCTTGCTCACGTCGTGCGATTTTGGGAAGCCGGATCCGTAGACCCACGCGATCAAGTCGCGAATCTCGAAGCCCGCGTCCTCGATGTTGACGGCCATTCGATGTTGGGTTCGTGTCCCGGCAAACGCTAGAAGATACCCGCCCGGCTTGAGTACCCGCAAACACTCGCGCCAAACCTCGACGCCCGGGACGTCGTAATCCCATTTCTTGCCCATGAACGCGAGGCCGTAGGGCGGATCGGTCACGACGGCGTCAACGCTGTTTTCGGCGAGGCCGCGCAAAACCTCGACGCAATCACCGCGCAAAAGTCGGGGTTCAATCATAACGAAGCCCCAAAACGCTCGCCAGTGATTCGGCATAGATCAACGTCATGTCGAAGCCGTGGATCTGGCTTTCGGCCGGGTAGTTTCGGCACGGGTAATACT